GGCGGTAGTAACCTTTAGCTCGCCCTGGTTAGTGGCAACGGTTAGGCTTATCGCCCCCTCGACAAGATAGCGTCTTCTGTCGTTCTGAGTTATCGTTCCGAGCTGGTCGCGTCCGTAGTCAAACGCGAAGCCAAGCACCTTAAAGCCGTACTTGTGCAACTGTCTTTTTTTGTCCATTCTTAAACCTCGTTAAAGATTAGCAAGACGAAGGCGACAATGTCTGCGACAAGAGCCGCCAAAAGCACCCTTTCAATCGTCATTTACGAACTCCGTTATAACGAAACCGATTGCGAAAACAACAAGCAGCAAGACCATGTCTATTTCCCCTTGTCCTTGAAGTCGTCCTTTAGCTCCTTGAGGCAGTCGATGATGTTCTCCATCTTGACGATTACCTTTGCGAGCTGGTTATTGAGCATGAAAATCTGATTGTTGCTCTTGTCGATAATTTCCTGCTGCCTGTCGATAATCGCCTTGTGCGTCTCGCATGTACACTGTAGCTTTATCACGTTGTCGTGCAGTATCTGCGAGTCCCGGTCGCGTTCAGACTTCGTTTCTGTCCGTTCCTTCTTGATTTCCGTCACGTCAGAACGAGCCTTGAGGAAAGCGGAAATCGCTCCGAGGCATGCAATAATGGCGGCTATAAGTTCGGGTGTCATGAGTGCTTTAGTTCCTTTGTCGAAAAAGAATTTTTCTCACTATTCCAATAGTCTTTGTTCATATTAAGCTCCGCAATCCCTTACGGGATTGCAAATAAGTTAATAATTAATATTCCAAGAGCGCAACCGCGCAGCACCTAGCTCTACTGGCGAAGTAGTTGTAGCTGCTGAAATCGCCCCTGGTATTCATTAACCAACTGACATTGTTGTAAGTACGCGAGCAACACCACCGCAACCCCGACAACCCGCGCCGCGAGGAAATTGCAGACAAACTATCATTAATCGCGTCCGTACCGTCAACTTTCATCTTGCTGATAACCTTGAACGAGTCTACAACGTCCGGCAAATACCAGCTACCATCGCCCAAGTCATCGCTCTTACGTGTTGCTTCCGTAGCTCTCGTATAAGAGTATCTGTTAGCTGGGAACGTGTAGACCGTTTCTCCGGCGAGATTCTTGTGCGTATGCGTCCCGAGGACAAGCCCGATATCGTGACCTGTACCTGCAAATGCAGACTGCGAGCCGGTTTCACTGGGCCACTTCATCATCATTGCTTCCATGTAGGTCTCGTAGTCACCGTAATATTCCTTAACGGCAGGATAGCTTGTGCCGTTGAAGTCCGTCAGGTTGAGAATCCCCGATCCATTCGGGTTGTTTGACGGTTCAATGCTCGCATTTGACGGGTTGCTGAACCATTCGATAAGTCTTTCCTTGTTCCACCCTGCATAATAGACTCTGGATCCGTTGTTTCGAAGCAGCGTGTTCCTGTCAGTCGTCTGATTTGCAAACTGCCACATGTACAAAGTAGCCGTGGCGGTGCTACCACTGGCGATGGGTGACAATCGGTTCTGAGAACTATTCGTATCGACAACGATGAAGCATGAGTCTACCCCGTCAGCGTCCGGCATCAATTCACAATGCCAGTTTGTAGTAGATGCGCCTTCTACAGTCTGATGCTCTCTAAGCCAAGCATCAAGAGCCGCACAGAAATCGGCAAGCGTAGTGGACGTGTTATCAGTGAACGTTCCGGCTGCGACTGCGGCATCGTTGCTTGCGTGCTGCTGCAAGTTGAGTGTATTTGTAGTCCCGTCAAGATTGATGCCTATAACCTTGAACAGCCAGCAGTTTGCGAACTGCAAATCAGTGGACTCATCCTTGTGGAGAACGAGCAACTTGCGACCGTTCACGTCAGCGACAACGCCAACGGATTCGAGGCCGTCTTCCACCGCCTTGGATACCGGATAAATTGACTTGTCGAGGAAGTACTTGTCGCCGTTTTCCGGGTCCACCCAAAGGATGTCGCCAACTTTCGCACCTGCAAGCAAGGTGCCGCCGTTCGGCACGCGGTGAAGTTCCTTGTAGAGTTTTAAGTTGTTCACAAGCGGGTTCTCTTCAGTCGTGCCGTCCGGGATAAGTTTCTTGATGTTTTCGATTGACGTATTCACATCGTCCATTACTTCCTTCAACGGAATGAGAACTTTGTTTCCTTTCACCCATGCACGGATAAAGAAGTTTTCATTGCCTTGAGCGTCCGCATAGTGCACGATGCTCAAGTCGCCACTGGTCTGCGGCAATACGTTGTTGCTAGACATTTTCTGCCTCCTGTACTTTGTTTAATTTCTTTGTTTCGGAAACCTTAATTTCTTCGGTATCCGTACCTGGTTCAACGCCTTCAATTTCGGCGGTGTCCTTCAAGTTAAAATTCTTCTTACTTTCTTCAAGCGCCTTCTTCCTTGTAGCTTCAACCGCCTTTCTGTTGGCAACCGCAAGCGTAGTCACTTCCTGCAAGCGCCCGATAGCCTCAAGGACTTCGTTCATGTTTACGAGCTTGTTTTCTTCGCTTGTATCTTCTGGTATTACGACTTCAATGTCTTTGCCGTCTTTCAGCCCGTACACAAATTCGGACAAAGGCATGAGAACCTCATGACCGTTTACCCAAAAACGGACAAACATCAGTTCATTCTTTTCAGCATCAAAGTAATGAACAACGCTAAATTCACCGGATGTACTTGCCATATTCCATGTCTCCTTTACGCCAAAGTTACCGAGGTGTTTCCGAGAGGCGACCACTGCGTATTTGTCCCATCTGTTCCATGACATATAAACTGCATAGCACAAAAAGCATTCAATGTAACTTTACGAAGTCCCATGACCACTTCTATATCAGCATTACTCCCATTTCTTAAAGTAACAATATCGCCTTCGGTAACTGCAATTTGTTCAGAAACCCCGGCAATTAAAGTGTTGATGTTTGTATCTTCGGTTACTGTAAAATAGCTTTTTGTATTACGAAGATTGAGTCTTGCCGTCTTTAGCCTGCAATAAGTTTCCGCGTAATCAGTTGCATACAAATTCTTTACAACCGTAAAGTTCCCGTTAAAATCGGCACGTCCGTTTACCGTCATGGATTTTGTTACGACTATATCCGCATCAATAGTCGTATCCTTTTCCACGCGCAACGTGCCGTAAACATGGAGTTTAGGAACCGCCACCGTCCCTCTATTTGCCATTTGCCAAATTACAAACTCGTCATTGTCGGAGTCCCACTTTATCGGGATGTAGTTGTTTTCGTCCTGCATGACACGCACTTCAGGCGTCCTCATGTGGTCCCACGCTATGCGACTTGTATGCGTGATTACATTTGCGCCGTTCCTGGTTTGGTGTGAAATCTGTATGTAGTTTTCGAAGATTTCTACCTTGTCCACAAGCCCGTTTGCGGTCTTTGAAAACAGCACGCTGTTGCCGTTGGCTTCAAAGCGCTTTGTATATCCCGAAGTGGCAAGAACGGCGTGGATTCCGTTTTTGTCTATCGCGTGGTCAAGGTTCGCGTTGTAGGACTGGTCGGCATCGTGGTGATAGCGGTATCCGTTCTTTCCGACCGTGGAGCGAAAGCCGTTCACGTTCACGAAAACGATTTCTCCAAGTTCCCCGGCAGCAATAAACGATGCCAGTTGTGAAAGTGTCATGGTGCGTACTTTCTGTCCCGGTGCGTTTAACGGCTGAACAATTACAACAATGTCCGTTTCCGAAAGCGTTTCCGCTTGCGGAATCATCGATATTGGAATCGGTGCATCAGGAATTTGTCTTGGCGGGTATGGCATATCAAATCTCCTAGTAGTAATATAAGTTTTTTTGTTACAAATCGCTATTCTTCATCATGCGGAAAACGTCTTGGTAGTAGCGTATGCTCTGCACTAGAACTTCCGTTTGATTTTCGTCCGGCAAGTATGCGACAAGGTTGTTCTCAATACAGAACGTTAAAACATCGCCGCCCCAATTTACCGGAATTTGCAAAAGTTCAAAAAGTCCCTGCTCCGTAAGTTTTCCGCAATCGAGGAACGTTTTTTCGTGGTTGCCCGGCGGCGTTGCCTGTCCGCTCATTTGGTTGTACATATCGAGAGCCCCGTGGAGAACATACGTGCTTCCATTAAGGAAACTATCAACGTTTGCAACGCTGTCCGTTGCGCCTATCGCGAGTATGTACGGCTTGTTATTTTCGTCAACAAATGCGCCTTCAAGCTCGCCGCTCCAGTCGGTGCCGGACTTTGTCCACGTCCAAATATTGAAATCTGTCGGGTTGTTGGCAAGCTCCGTCCATGTGCCACCCGTGCCAACGCTTGCGGTTGTTGGGTTGTAGTTTTCATCACTAAACGCAAAGACAACGGAATTTTCCGAGACCGCACCTAAACCGCCCCAACTTGTCGGAATCTTGAACAAGTCGGAAACGCCCGTTAATTTATTCACGCCGCAATTCGTAAAGCAGTCGGTCGCGCCTAACGTGATATTGTTTAGAACCGCGTATGTCTCTGCTGCACCATGTTCCACGTTCGGGCAATTTTTAAATGCGTTTCTCGCATCAATGTCATTTCCAACTATTGAACGTATAGTGGGAGGATTTATTGTAGTCAATTTGGTGCAGTTATTCGCAATGAATAAGATTCCGCCTTTAAGGTTCGTAACGTCTATATGCGGGAAAACTTCAAGATTGTCACACATTGAGAACATGCCTTGCAAAGCTCCTTGATAATTGGAGATATTCACGGAAGCATCCGGGATAACGAAATCACAACAATAGCGCAATGCGGACGCCCTATAGAAAAGGTACGCGTAGCACTTGATGTCCGTCAAGTCGCCATGTGCAACAACGTCCACCGGGTTGTTTTCAAAATCGGATAAATAGCTGTGAGTAGTGTTCTGCATGAACTCGTTAGCCCATCCGAGTTGGCTGCCGCCATAAGTCCAAGTCCAAAGGTTGAACGTGTTGTCTGCATAACCAGTGCTGAAACTTGTCCATGTTCCGTGTTTGCTTGTGGTCGTTACAGTCGGGTCATAGTTCGGGTCTCCGAAGTTGAACAGGAGGGAATTTGCCGGGAGTGAACCCAGGCCGCCCCAAGCTGTCGGGATCTTGCACAAGTCACCAATGCCTCGCAACGTAGCAGCGCCGCAATCTTTAAAGCAATCTTGATAAAATTCCGGCGATATTTCAACGAGCTTGTTGTAAAGTCTGGCCGCGCCGCTCTCGATGTTTACACAACCGTAGAACATGAAATTCACTGTATTTTCCGCGCTAGAAACATCAAACCATTCCGGGATTTCTTTCAATGAGGTGCAGTTGCGGAAAGCGTTGTAAAAATTACTAATATTGGAATAGTCCCAACGCGGAATATCCTTCAATGCCTTGCAGTTGTTGAAAGTTAATGACATACTTTCAAGCACACCGAAGTTGAACGCGGGCAAGTATTCAAGGCTTGTGCAATTTTCAAACGCTTGTCCGATTATAGTGCAATTAGGCATCTCATAAGATGGAACGTCTACCAATTTCGAGCAATTTCTGAAACATCCCAAAAAACGGACGGCACTAGAACAATCCATTTCCGGGGCCTTTTCAAGACTTTCACAATCATTGAACGTGTAAGAAAATTCCTGTACGTTATTCGTATTCTTTAGGACAACGTTTTTCAATTCCTTACAGCCGTCGAATGTACTGTTCATCTCTACAGTGTTCAGAATGTCAAGATATACATCATCCAGTTTATAGCACAAGTAAAAAGTGTACCTAAATTTGTGGACGCTAGAAAGATCACTTATAATAACTTTTCTTAAGTTATAGCAATAAGCAAAGGAATAATAAAGGTCATGGGCGTAGTTTGTATCGTCTGAGTCAAGCGGCCCAACGGTATCAATAATTACGGTTTCCAAATTCGTGCAGGAGTTCGCAAAGTAAGACAAATTCTTGTTATTTATGGCGCCATTAAAAGTAAGCGTCTTCAAGTTTCGGCAATACCAAAACATCGCGTAAGCATTCACTACTCCGCTCATTCCGTTTAATGTCGCGTAAGTAATGGCGGAACATCCGTAGAACATTTCGTAACAGTCTATTTCTTCGGTGTAACCGCTGCACCGAACTACAACCCAATTTGTCCGGGATTCGTCTTCCAGGTCTTCGGTAAAAGCATATTCAAACTCGTAATGCTCGGGCGTTCCATGCCAATCCCATTCATTTTTGTTACTGGTAGCAACCTTTGTCCAAGTTCCATGAGGGCCAACTCCTGCAACGGTCGGGTCATAGTCGGGGTCACTAAATGTAAATCGGAATACATTTATAGGGATTTCCGCACTTTCCACGTAATCGACAACAAATGGCATTCCGTTATCGTCATTCACGATATAACCGCCCTCACCCGGTTCCATGCAAAGGAACGTCCCACGCACAAGCGAAGCCCCGCTTGTCATGCTGTTCTTCTCAAGGTTCGACAAGTTCGCGTCCGTGCCACCGTCAAGAACGTAGTACATTTCTGCAGGCCAGTTCGGAAAAAGGCCGACTGAATCTACCCCAGTGAGGAACTTTATAACCATGCGCAACGCTTCCGGCCCCGGAAGGTTCAACAGGTTCAAACCGCTTACGATCCGTTCTCGGTAATGCGTGTCGCTTTCGCCCGGGTTGCGCTTTACGCCGACGATTGCTCCCAAGTAGTCCAATGCGGGTCCTATGGCGTCGGCAAGGTTCAAGGCTTGCAGAATTTCAAAAAAGGCCGTCTCAAGGTCGTCAAATTGCGCCATGCAGGAATTGACGAGAGCTAGAAGTTTCTCGCTGTTCTTGTATTGTTCCGGGATGTACTTCTTGAACTCTTCCTTGTAAGGTACTATCGTTTCCATTGCAAATAAACTCCTGTAAGACTATTCTAGACGATTTACGTTGCTGGCGTTAGCGTTATGCGGTCGGTAGAAAGAACTGCATAATCCGTGCTTGAAACGGGTATAGTTTCCGTCACATAGTTTGGGCTGTCCGTCGGATTTTCAGTCAAAGCAACCTCTATCGAGCATTGGCCCACTCCTGGAACGCCGTAAATGCCTTGATAGATTCGGTCCGGAATTACGTCTTTTCCGATGTTGTACTCGATGTCGGCCCACTGCAAAATTGCCGCCTTGAGCGTTTCTATGCCAGGGAACGTCTCTTCGTCATAGAGCCTGTACGTTATGCGCACCCAAAGATATTTCGCGCGTGGTCTCGAAAAAGAGATCATCTGCCTGTCGCCATCTTCGTCAACGATTTCCACGGACGTGTTGCCGTATGGCTGGATTCCGCTCGGCTGGTTCTTCCAGATGCACATCGCTACATCGTAATCTTCACCGCCACCTACAAGCGCCTCGAAGCTCTTAGGAGGTCTCCCTTCGTTGTCCGTTGTCATGTTGCGGTTGCTTGTTACGGATGCCGCCGTTACGCCCGGAACATCGTTAAGAAGGTGCGCCTCGATTGACGGGTCTGTACCGCATGACTTGATTGATTGGGCGTATATTGCTCGTCTTACGCGAAGCTCCTCGTCCGTTTCCGCATCACGGCCTGGAACGCCAACGACAAAATTATACACCGCGTCAAAGCCTGTAACGGAGCCGCTAACGGAGTCAAGTTCGCCGATGTCGCAAGTCTGCAAGCCTTCGGTTATGGCAGTAAACGAGCCCGTATTTCCGGCGTAGATGTTGAAATCGTCCGGAAGCTGGCCCGTTATGCCCACTGTAGAACCGTCAACCCAAACGGCAAGCCGTTCGCCGTAAAATTCAGCCTTGCCACCGGCTACAATGATAAGCTGGCGGAGTCTGTAAAGGTTGCTTTGTTCTGTCGAGTTGTTGAGCGTAACATCGCCAAAAGTGAAATGGAAAACGTAGTCCGTATTCTTCTGACTACTGTCATCTTCAATCATGAGCTTTTCGCAAGCCGAACGGCTTACGGTAACGGAAGAATCAAGCGTGAAGTCAAGGTTTCCGCGTGTCCTTACGGCTGTAGCACCTTGAGGGATCGTAGCCGACGAATCGAGCGTGAAGGCGACTGCGTTCACGGAACATGCCCTTGCAGACTGTCTCGTGATGCCGTTAAGGGCAGCAGCAAAGTCTAGCGATACACCTGTAGCCTGTGCCGGGTCACGGCTTGTGAATACCTCGAAGGCTAATTCCCACGCGTTAGAGAATCCTAGAGCGAGCTGGCCTATAAGAAGCCCGTTAGGGCTGTCCACCGAAGTCTCGAAGGAAGGCCCGAAAGCCTGCTTTAATGCGGTTTCGATTTCGGCGCGGCATTCCTGCAAGGTCTTTCTCTTGAGACCGCTTTCGGTTACGTAAGTTCCCATAATCTAAACTTCTCCTGTAGCGATTGTTCCGTCTTTGCCTAGTACACGGAATGTCACAGACAACATTCTTGTTTTTCTGTCAAACGACAAATCAAGCGATAGTATCTTGTCCACTCCTTCAACAGTTGATATTACAGAGGATAGAAGCGAGCGTATGCGTCCAAGGTCCGGGTTTTTCTTTAGGATTTCCTCATAATAGGGTACCCCTATTTCACGGTCAAGGAAACACTCGCCCTTGAACGTCTGCAACCTGTGCGTAATGCGCTGAGAAAGCAAAGGACCAACGGGCTTATCTGCGAGCGTTGCTATATTTCCGCTCGAATCCAAATATAAATCCCAAGTCGATGTAGTTAATGCCAACTGCATAAAATCCTCTTTCTCAAAATATAATTTATTTTTAATTATCCCGAACCATGTCCAAAATAAAAATTTTACCAAAGTGGTCGAGCGAAACGGTTTACCACTTTGGCCTAACTTCGCGCTCCGCTCGACCTATGAAATTCCATTTGTAATTATGATGGGCGCCGCGTTTGTTTGTGCACTTGGCGACCCTTGAACCTGAACCAAGCCCGAAGCAATGGTTATCGTCATTGTCTTTATGTAAGCGTCCACCTTTTCCGCTATGGCGTTCGCAATGTTTTCCATCGCCTTTAGGTCATTCTTGAATTGTGTCAAGTTCAATGCCATGTTTCATTTCTCCGGCGGTATGGGTGTAAGGGGTGACGGTGCGTTTGACGATCCTGCTGGCGTTATGTGCGTGTGCTGCTTGAGCGATACACCGGGGCCGACCCCAGCGCCTACGTACACATCAGTACGGGCAATTACATCAGCGTTGAAAACGACTTGCTCGTTAAATACCATCTTCTTCGCTTCCCATGTAATCACCCCGTCCGAGTCCACCACAATGCGCGCCTTTCCCTTCACAGGCTTAGGAAAACAGCCAGGAATGGCAATGGCGGCATCAAGGCCGAATCTCGAAGATACGGATGGCGCCGCGTTCTTGTCTCCGTTCTTCCACGCGGAAATATCCTGCTCCTGGAATACGAGAAGCACCCCGTCGCCCTTGTCCAAAGGAAACTCCATGTCAAAAGCCTTAGAACTAGGGAACACCACCGGTACATCGACAAGCTCCGGCAATTCAATCTGTATTCCGTTATCCATCAGCATGCGCACAGAAGGCTTTACCGTGGCCCTATGCGTTTTCTCGTCGTATGCCGTGACAGTAGCCACAAGCGATGTGTGGACTCCACTCAAGGCGTTCGCTAAATAAGCGTCTAGCATAGAAGGCAAACTCATAACTATGCCTCAATCAGGTTAAGGTCCATCGAGAAGGCAGAATCTGGTCCGTTTCCAACGCTTACCTCCATCTTGTCAATTACAAACAGGCCGTCATGTACACCCCGCCGTTCGTCGTTTATACGCACAAGAGCGTTAGGGCGCAATTTCGGGATTACCATCGTTTTCGCGGAATAAGTCTTTTTCATGTTCGTGAAAATCTTGTCTAGCTGCGAGTAAACATCGTCTACGTCTTCGGGCTTCAGGACTACATCTCCGCTCTTCGGCTTCTCGCCTACCTTGCTCGCCATGTCTCCAATGCTTGTCCGTGCGAATCCTACATAGTCGGTGGTGTTTTCGAGGTAAAGAAGGCCGCTGTCTGGCGTAAGGTACGCAATTAAATAGGTGCTGTCCGTCCTGTGACGGAAAACGACCATTTCGGCAAGATCTACATATATGCCCATGCCCTTTGTTTCCAAATCCTGCGCGAGCTTCTTCATGGCGTTAAACACATTTCCTACAAATGTCCACCCGGACGGGAAAGAAACTTCTGCAGCCATTTCCTTGCCATACGGCACAAGACCCAATATGGCACAAATGGAATCAATTACATCGGCAGCGGTTGCACCGGGCTTGAATCCAAGACATACTGGAGTGCAAGTGAACGGACGCTTGAGAGAGCGCAAGGCGATAGAACGTATAGTAGTCACCGTGTCCGTTCCGTTGCTCAAAGTCTTGGAGTCTATAATGTTACCCTGCCACATGAGACCGGGTTCGCCGCCCTGCTCGTATCCTGCGTAAAGCATTATGTTCGTACCGCGTTGCAAGAACTTCGATATAGTGTCGCTGTTGGCGTTGTAAATTGTCGCCTCCATCTCGTTATCGTTGAACACGCGTGAACGGACGCAGCGCGCGTCAATACGCAATGCGGAAACATCGACCTGCACCATGTCGCGGTTCTGTGCTACAAGGCGTACAACTCTACCCCATGCCATTAGCCTTCTCCCATTCCTTCAAGTCGTTCTCGTCGATGTAGAACAATCCCCATGAATCGCCAATAGCGTCATAATCGGAAAGCGGCTTTCCCTTTCCTTCGGACAACGGAAGCGCGATTATGTCGCCCTTTATCGGAGAAATGGCCCTATGCTCGTACAATATTGGGAATCTCTCCGTAATTCGGAACATGCCCAGTTCCCCGTTGTCGGATGAAACAACGATGTCCCACGCCTTTGCGCGTTCGCTCCATACCAGGCGCAATGTCATTACAAGTTGTTCGGGAATAAGTACGCTTACTGTCTGGTCTGCACTTACGGAAGGATTAAACGGAATACGCAACATTGTAAAAGCCTCACGGAACTATTGTGCCTATGATAAGTTGATTCTTGTCGGCCTCGCTCGGCTCCGCAGCAACCTTTTGTCCGTTGTTCACGCCGACCGCCGCAGAGCGGTTTATGCCGGACTTCATGTCCTTCGGCTGAACCGGCCCCGATACTACAGTCTCCGTTAGGCTTACCGTCTGAATCTGCCGGAAATTTATCTTTATTTCGAGCGCTTCGCCAGTTTCTCCGTCTCGATCAGTATCGATGTCAGTAACGACTACGTTGTCGTAAGTTTCGAGCGATGTAACGATCTTGACGGTCTGTTTCTTGTCCATCAAGTCCTTCAAGTCATTCCATGCGTCTCTAGCGCGGTTCTTGAGCTGGTCTTTCCATTGAGCCATGTTCATCAATGTCTCGGCGTTCTGTTTTTCATCGTCGATTTTCTGGACGTGCTTCAATGAATGGTTAGACACAAGAGCAGTGAGTGAGCCTTCGCGGAGCTGTAGATAAATGCCATCGCTAACAGCGCGCCCGTCCTGTAACGGATTCTCCGTCACTACTGCGTGCTTTGAATGGCTCTCGTCAAGTATAAGGTCAATGTCAATTTCGCCTACGCTGTAGCCTTCTTTCGGATAAAATAGGCTAGTAGGTATAAGAGACTTTATGTCGAGCCTGTCGCCAAAAATTGAATTGAGTACGCTAACCATGACACGCTCCTAGATTGTAGTTATGAATGCTTCCTTGAGCTTTACGTTGAATGCCGCATCGAAGGCCTGTCTAGAAATGTCGCTAATGTTGAACTTGCTCGTATTGTCCTCGACCGCCTTCGTGTTCTTCTTCGTAGATTTAGAACTTTCGTTGAGTGCCTTCGTCATTTCGGCGATTTGCTTTGCCAAGTCGGAATCTCCGCCAATGCTAACTTTTCCAGTAATTTGTTCGAACGTGCTTCTTTTGTCGCTTTTGCCTAGTTTATTCTTGTATGTTCTCCAATCTATACCCCTAGCAGCCTTATAGAGAGCGACATTTTCTTGATATTGTCTTTTCGAATCTTCATAACTCTTACGCGCTTTTTCTAATTCTTCATCCGATATAGGTTCTGTAGACAATATCAACTTCGTGTATTTTTTCTTTTCAGACTTATACACCATTTCACTCATTCCGGTTTCATATTCGGCAGTTCCTCCCTTTCTGAAACGCTTTATATCTATTTCTTCAAACTCTTTCTTTAGGTTTTCAGCAGCATCTTCTATAAAATAATCATACATCAACTTTATAGACAACAATGTTTCGAGAGCAAGCATCATCGGACTTAACGCGGCTTTGAAAGCGCCTTTTAACGCTCCTCCCATCGTCTTTGCAGTAGTTGATAACGAGTACATACCCGCTTTAAGCAAGCCCAAAGCAGTAAGATGATAGTTAGCTGCAGCTCCAGCGGCAAGCTGCGCTCTTTGAACAAATGTTAAAGCCCCTGCATATAGTCTAGTACCGCTAATGGCAGACAATAGCATAGCGATCAATTTAGGTCCAAAAACAGCCAATAGAAGAGGAGAAAGAATTTTTAGCCATTTTACAACGGTTCCCAATTCCTCGACAAACAAGCCTACTTCGTATGCTATATGCCTTACTTCTGCTATTATAGGCTTCCATTCAAAAGCAACAAGTACGTCAACTCCTGCTTTCATCAACGGAAGTAACGCCTCCGCCATGTTCTGCAAGGCGGTCACAAAATTATCCTTTAGCGTTGAAATTCGCCCCTGCAAGGTCTGGCTTTGCGCTTCGAGGTTGCCGTAAAACAATCCGCCAGCGCTTGTGGCGGACTTGAAAGCCAAAGTCACCATGTCGGCGGAAATGGCGCCCTGCGACATCATGTCCTTGAGTTTGGCTACAGAAATGCCGGTCTGCTTCGATATTTCCGTAAGAGGGTTGAAGCCCTGGTTGATGAGCTGGAGCAAGTCCTGCCCCATCAGCTTGCCCGTGCTCTGAATTTGCCCGAAAACGAGAGCGAGACCGTTTAGCTTGTTCTGGTCTGCATCCGCAACGTCACCGAGCATCTTTAGCGTCGGGACTACCTTTTCGGATTCAAGGCCGAACGCCATCAACGTCTTTGCTGCACTTGAAAGACCGAGCTTGTCAAACGGAGTATGGGCCGCGAAGTCCGCAATCTGTGCGATTACGTCACGCGCCTTTTCAGCGCTCCCGGTCATGACGGTAAATTGGGCGTTTAGCCCTTCCATCGTCATTGCGGCTTCTACGCCCGTCTTTGCAAGAGAAATCAGGCCTGCGCCTAGAGCGAGACCGCCGACCCACTTCTTGAAACTACCAAGCGCGTCCTTCGCCTTGTCGATTCCCTTAGGGTCTACCTGAAAGCCGAGCCGTGTAAATAGTTCCTCGATAACCATGCCTAGCGTCTCCGTTCGTTGCTCTGTTGTTGCGACTTCTTCATCTGTTCTGCCTGGTATGCGTCGGCCGCGCTCTCGCAATCCTGACGCATGTCAAGGATTGAATTGAAGTGTCTTATATCGTCAAGGTCCCATTTCTCGACCTCGGACAATGAAACGCCCATATCTACGACAAGGCGCAATATGGGCCACCTGTCCTCTACTTCGTCGGCGAGACTCCCGACATTGCCAATCGCGGCCCACGTTTCGTCTCTGTACTTGCGGCTTCGCTTGAGGTATCGGTTGCTTTCGTTTGCAGACCAAAGCGAGCCGCCAACTTGAAAGGGGCGAGCTTGTTGTATTTCCACGATTCAAAAACAATCTGGTACATGGTTTCAAGGTCGCCGGCAAAAAGCGCATCGACTTGCGATCTTTCCGTAATCTCGATTGGTGCCTGTCCAGGCGCCGTGATAGTGGAACCGCGGAGGCTGTCAACGATTATGTCAACGGCCTCGTCGTCGGGCAATGATGCGAGCGCGTTCGAAATTCCGTCGATTATCTTGTTCAAGTCGATTTCACCGCCAAGGTTCGAGAGGTCTATTGACTTCAATACAGGAAGCGCAAAGGCGCCCACTCTCTTTGCAAGAACGAAAGCCTTTGTTGCCGGTAGCGGTCTGAAATGGACGGAGTAGTCTGAAATGTCCTTAGTAATCGGGGAGAGCATTACTAGTTACCTCCGACGAGGTTGGAACCGATGCCTGTGTCAAAGACCCATGCACGGCTGTTCGTGTCGTCTCCATCTTCCCATTCCGGGTCCTTGCGGATCCAGGCCTGCGGAGCAAAGAACAAAGTATTGCCGAGCAAGTCCTTGATGGTGAGAGGGAAAACACCGGCGTTGGTGAGCTGGTCTGCGGCGAGTGCTGCGGACAGTTCGGCATTTACAGCCGCTGTCTGCAAAAGCGTAACGGTGACTTCGAAATCACCCTGGTTCTTGTTCACTCTTTCTACGTCGCCAGCGGCGCCCTTTTTCTTTGTGAAGGCGTCGCCCGAACGGTTGACAGATACAAATGTGCCTTCGGCATATCCGCTAATGGGAATGACGCCGAAAGTGATAACGACCATCTTCGGGTCGTAAGTCTTGACGGTTAAATCAGGTGCGGGCATTTTTGGCCTCCTTTAATTAAACGGAAATTGTGCCGTTGATGGTTACACGGTGGATAGCACCCTGGTAGAGTGCGGTGAAGTTCACGTCCGACAACTTGCGGGCCAGCTTGTCGGCTTCGGGAATGTCGGCGTAACGCGGGACGGTCACGACGATGGAATCAGCCTGCAAGATACCGGCGGAAGCGGCCTGGTTCAGTACGCCCTTCACAAGGCCTTCAATCATCGCAATTCCCGTGTCGTCATACGGAATCTTGCGGTTATTGACGAGGGCGGAATAGACGGTTTCGCGGAGACGGGCTTCGAGCCAGTC